TCGAAGCGGACGCCGACATCGTCACGCTGCTTTACCGCAAGAGCTACTACGAGACCGAAAGCAACCCGCAGGACAGCCACGAAGCCGAGTGGACCGTAGCCAAGCACCGCGCCGGCCGCACCGGAGTCATCCCGCTCATGTGGCATCCGCCGTATACCCGCTTCGACACCGTCAGCGACCGATTCACAGACGAGCCGGACGTGCCGTGGGGACAGGAAAAGGCCGGCGACCTATTCCCCGTCTCGCCGAAACTCATGGAGGCCATCAATGAATAGCCGCGCAAAGGGCGCCCGCGGAGAGCGCATGTGGCGCGACGAGTTGCGCGAAGCCTTCGGCGACTCCGGTATCCGCCGCGGCCAGCAGTTCAGCGGTCTCGGCGACTCGCCCGATGTGGTCTGCCCGTGCCTGCCCGATTTCCACTGGGAGGTGAAATTCTGCCAGGTGGTCAAGATCCGCGACTGGATGGCTCAGGCCATTCGCGATGCCAAGGCCAAGCTCTTCCCGGTCGTTGCCCACAAGCGCAACGGCGAGGAGTGGTTCATCACGCTCCGCGCGCAGGACTTCCTCACCATCCTTCGCCGCTCCGATTTTCTAGTCCCAACACAAAACCAAACACCAACCACATAACATGCCAAACAAAACCCTAACCACACCCGTGGGCATCGCCCGCTATCCTCACCTCAACCGTCCCGACACCAAGTTCGACGACGTGGGAGTGTTCAAAGTCAACCTCGAGCTAACCGCCGAGGAAGCCGAACCGTTCATCAAGCAAGCCGAGGAGCTTTTCTCCGCGTTTGTTGCCGAGAAAAAAGCCGAGCTGAAGAAAGACAAGCTCAAGTTGCACGCCGCGCCGTGGGAAGACAACGACGGTCTTGTCCAGCTCAAGCTCAAGGTCAAAGCCGTGGGCAAAGACAAAGCCGGCGAGACCTACAGCCGCGCGCCGAAGCTCTTCAACGCTTCCGGCGACATCATCACCGACAATGTCGGCGGCGGCAGCAAGATCCAAGTCGCGGTCGTTCCCTACTGCTGGTACACCGGCACGCTCGGCGCCGGCATCACGCTGCAGCCCAAGGCCGTCATGGTGCATGACCTCGTCACTTGGGGCGATGGCGGCAGCGCCACCGCCTACGGATTCGACGTTTCGGAAGCCAAGCCCGCCGCACGCAAGACCGGCACGGACGACGAAGAGATCACCTGGTAACCGTCATGCCGACCAAAAACACCACAACCAAATCCACAAGGGGGGCGGCAAAACGCCGCTCCCCTTCCAAAGCCGCCAAGCCCGTTGAGCCGGATCGCTTCACCGAGGACGGACGCAAGATCGTACGCCTCGAAAAGACCCGCGCGCACCAGAAGTATCCGCTGAAAGACGGCACCGATGTTCCCGGCGCCAGCACCATCGCCAAGATCGGCGAGGACAGCAGCGGGTTGATCCACTGGGCATGGAAGCTCGGCATGGACGGCCAGGATTACCGCAAGGTCCGCGACAAGGCCGCCGACATCGGCACCGTGGCGCATTTTATGATCGAGTGCTTCCTGCATAATCACGAACCCGACCTCTCGGAGTTCTCCCCGGCAGACGTTGAGAAGGCGACCATCGCCTACAACAACTTCCGCCGCTGGTGGGACAGCGAAGGCTTCACGGTCATCGAGCCGGAGGTGCAGCTCGTCTCCGAAGAGTTCCTCTTCGGCGGCACTATCGATGCCCCCGCGCGCGACCGCGACGGTAAGATCGTGTTGCTCGACTGGAAGACCAGCAAAGCCATCGTCCCAGCGCACAAGATCCAGTTGGCCGGCTACGAGCAACTCTGGAACGAGAACCGCCCGGACATGAAGGTCCAGCGCCGCGGGATCGTGCGCATCGGCAAAGAGTCACCGGATGACTTCGAGGTGTCTTGGATCTTCTCCGCAGAACCGCTGTGGGAAAACTTCAAAGCCCGCCTCGCGCTCCACTACGCGAACCTGCGTCTCAAGAAAGCCGCCTAATGCAAACCGCCAAGCAAACACTCGACGCCGCATCATCCGCCGTCTGCGGAGCGCGCAACGAAGACTACGGCCCGCCCGCGGATGACTTTGGGACGCAGGCCGAGATGTTTAGCAGCTACCTGTCGCGCACTAACGGCGCGCAGGTCTTGGTCACGGCATCGGACATCGCCGCGCTTATGATCCTAGTGAAGATCGCCCGCCAAGCGCACTGCCACAAAGCGGACAACTGGATTGATGTCGCCGGATACGCCGCGTGCGGTGCCGAGTGCGACGCCAGACAAGCCGACCTCGCCTAATGCCCCGCAGAAAATACATAGCGATCATTCGCCGGAAGTTGGGCCGCGAGAAAGCGGACGGCTTAACTCTCGGCGATGGTCGCGTGTATATCGACCCGCGGCAAAGCGGCATTGATGAGATGGACACGATTATACACGAACTGTTGCACGACTGTTTCCCCCACCTCAGCGAAGAAGCTGTCGCCGAAGCCGCTGGCACAATGTCCCGCAGCCTCTGGCGCGACAAATGGAGGCGCGTGATCGAATGACCGCCGCCGGCTACATCCTCATCGGCCTCGCCGCCTATGGATTCATGTTCATCTGGGCGATCCGCTGCGGACGCGAGGAGGATGCAGAATGACCTCCGGCATCCTTATTGCCTTGGTCGGCTTCATCTATTTTGCCGTCGCCATCGACCTCGGCCTCATCCAGCACCGCTACTGGCATAGTCTAATTTGGTTGGGCTATGCGGTGGCTCAGATCGGGCTATGGAGGGTAACAATTTATGACTAAGCCCCGAGATATGTACGACCTGACGAGTCATCCGACCGACACGCCAGAGATCAAGGCCAAGCTCAAGCAGGCTATCAAACTTTACAATGAAGTCGGGAGGGATCGCGCAAGCAACAACCTACCGGCCCTCGCTGCGGCTTTCGCCGCGCGCAAGCGCAAAGCAGCAAAATGACTTTCCTGACGGCTCAAGCGGGTTCTTGCCGGCGTTCATGTGGTGTGACGCCGCGGACATACCGGGATGCCCAGCTCCAGCGAGCAAGACGACTGGGGCGCCGTCACACTTTTGGCAGGGTGCTGAAAGCGGCAGACATGACATCTGTGCGGCTAGGTTCAGCCCGATGTGGTATCGCCCAGCCCTGCCTCACTTTGTGAAATGATCTCTTGGCCACCTCAAAACTTCCGCGTCGAGGTAGACGGCATCGGCACCTGCCGCGTGCTCTACGTTGTCGCGCAGGGTGGCATGGAGAACGACTACGTCACCGTCTGCCGCGAAGACAACGGCCGGTGGCTGACCGCGCGCATCGACCAGCTCGCTGCCGCGGAGAATCCGACTTTGGACATTTTGGGCGCTGGCACGGCTTAACAAAATCGGCCCTGGGGAGGGTCCGAGCGCTAACCAGCCAGCGCCCATTTACATTTTAGAGGAAGGAGCGCCGCGGAGTCGGCGCAGTGGAGTGAGTGAAAAATAATCAATTGCCCGCATTTACGCGGGTCAATAAATACATCTTTGACGACAAGGCATGGTCTTGGTCGCTTCCAAGCGGCACGACCTGCCCTGGCGCGCTGCTGTGCCTCGCTAAAGCCGACCGGCACACCGGGAGGCTATGGAACGGACCCAAGCAGAAATTCCGCTGCTATTCCGCGGTCACCGAGCGGTTCCCTTCGGTGCGCTCACGTTTGTGGACAAACTTTGACGCCGTCAAAAGCAGGTCGCCGGACGAAGTCTGCAATGTTTTATCGTGCATGCCGCGCAAGGCGCAGCGCGTCCGCATTCACACCGCTGGAGACTTCTTTTCGCAGGACTATTTCGACGGCTGGCTAAAATTCTGCGCGCAAAACGAGCATGTGCGTTTTTGGGCGTTCACCAAAAGCCTGCCGTTCTGGGTCGCTCGCCTCGGCGACATCCCGAGCAACCTCGTTCTGCAAGCCAGCGTGGGAGGCCGGCATGACGAGCTAATCGGCCAGAACAGGTTGAAATATGCGCAGGTGGTCTGGAGCCGCGAAGAGGCAACGTGCTTGGGATTGGCCATCGACGAAGACGATTACCTCGCGGCTTACGGCAGTAAACCGTTTGCCCTGCTTGAAAATTTCACGGCACGCAAATGAACGAGCACGCACAACGCTTCAAGCCCACACCGCACCCTGTCATGCAGGTCGATCTCGACTTGCTCGAGAAGCTGGGGCCGGAAGAAGGCTGGAAATATCTTAAAACGCGCGAAGAGATGATCGCCCGCGAGGCATCAGACCCGTTTCGCTACGGCTACATCCCGCCGATCTGGAAGCGCGCGTCCGAGTTGATCGATAAGCACCGCGAATTGCTTGTTCTGGGCGGAAACCGGAGCGGGAAAACGGAGTGGGCCGCGAAAGAAGTCATCAAAACGATGTACAACAAGCCGGGTGCCGTTGTGTGGTGCTTTTCTTTGACCGCCGCCAACAGCGTTGAGCTTCAGCAGCCCCGCGTCTGGAAATATTTGCCGCCGGAATGGCGCAATGCGCGGAAAAGCATGGTCACTTCAATTAGTTACACGATCAAAAATGGATTCAGTGAGTCCAAATTCGTTAGCCCGAACTCCTCGCAGTGCATTTTCCGCAATTATTCGCAAGATCCGTCCACACTAGAAGGAGGCGAGGTCGACATGGTTTGGATGGACGAGGCTATGGGTGCGCTCGACGTTCTCAGCACGATCCGCTTCCGGCTAGTTGACCGAAACGGCAAGCTCGCCGTCACTTTTACCCCGGTGCAGGGCTGGACGCCTATCGTGGCCGACTACTTGTCCGGCGCCAAAGACGTTGTCACCGTCGATGCTGAGTTGCTAGAGCGGAAAAACGCTGAGGGCAAGGTTGTTGGCTTTGAGCAAGTGCCCATTGAGCAAATCAACCCGAAGGGTCGGCCCATTATTTATTTTCACACCAAGCTAAATCCCTGGGCGGGCTGGTCTCGGATGAAAAAGGAGCTGCAAAGCGAAACCCGAGAAAAAATCTTAGAGCGAGCCTACGGAATCCCCACCAAGGCGCATTCTGGCCGCTTCCCGCTGTTCAACCCGAAGGTTCACGTTATCCGGCACAGCAACGTACCAAATGGGACTCGCTATCATTGGGTCGATCCAGCGTCTGGCAAAAATTGGGCCATGCTTTGGACTGTTCACGATATTACCGGCCGCATCGTGGTCTACCGCGAATGGCCTGACCAAACGTCATACATCGAAGGCGTGGGCTATGCCGGCGAGTGGGCGCTGCCCGATGGCAAAAAGCTCGATGGCAAGCCCGGTCCTGCGCAGCAGAATTTTGGCTTTGGGCTACAGCGCTACAAAGAAGAAATTCTGCGCGTTGAAGGCGGCGAAGAAATTTTTGAGCGCTGGATGGATAGCCGCTATGGGCACGCCCGAAATTTAGGCAAGGAGTCGCCATCGACCCTCATTGATGACATGGCGGACTTGAATATGCACTTCACCGCCACGCCGGGC